ATGCCTGCTGTCGGAACTGGTCCTGCTGTAGGTAGTGCTACACTTCAGGCTACTAACTATGGTGTCTTGACTGCAGGTCACGACTCAGCGGTTGCTACTGCTCAGCAGATCAACAAGACTGAGACTTACCGTGATCCAGACAGCTTCGCTGACATCGTTCGTGGTATGCACTTGTACGGTCGTAAGATCCTTCGTCCTGAAGGTATCGTCACTGCACGTTACCAAACTGGCTATTAATAGGAGGATTTACTAATGGCTTTACAAACTCCAGTACGTCTTGAAACTGCGGCAATTGCTTCAGGTGACTTGACGGCAAACTCAGTACACGATATCGGAACTGTTCCAGATAATTGTGTTGTTCTTGCGGCAGGTGCGGAATGTACTACTGCGGCAACTATTGCTGGTGCTAACGCTGTTAGCTTCGGTGTGACAGGTGGAGACGTTGATATGCTGGGTACAGCAGACATCAACGGTGCTAAAACACTTGCCGCAACGACTACTACAGTCAACGGTATCACAAATGTCACAGTTGCAGATACATTAATTTCTGCAAAGCTGGCGGCATCAAATGCTCCTTCAGCAGGTGCGTATAAATTCTTCGTAGTTTATGCACCTATGGGCGCAACACGTGGTGCTGACGAAGTTGATCGTGATCAACTAGCGTAAGCTAATTGCATTGGGGGCTTCGGCCCCCTTTGCTCCTTATATAAGGGATTTAATATAAATGGCTACATTCCTGAATATCACAAATGAACTGTTGCGCCGTCTGAATGAGGTTGTTATTGACCAAGCAGACTTTGCAGGTGTTCGTAATGTTCAGGCTCTTGCGAAAGATTCAGTCAATTCATCTGTTCGTAAGATTATTCAGTCTGCACAAGAGTGGCCCTTTACATTAACTACCTATGAACAAACACTAACTGCTGGAACTCGTGAATATGATTTCCCAGCAGATATGTCATCTGTGGATTGGGAATCATTCTACATTAAACAACTTGCATCTAAGAGCAATCAGCCTCGCAAGTTAGCTGTTATTCCTTACACTGAATATCTTGAAACATATCGTTCTGGTGATGACACTGGGGACAGTGGATCTGGTATCGGTGTTCCATTACGTATATATCAGACGCAAGAAGAAAAGTTTGGTGTAACACCATCTCCAGATGATGCGTATGTTATTGAATACAAGTATTGGACATTCCCTACAAGCATGACTGCGTTTGACGATGTGTGTGTTATTCCAGATCGTTTTATCCACGTTGTTATTGATGGTGCAATGATGTACATGATGCGCTTTCGCTCTAACGAACAAAGTGCGGCAGTCCATCAGAATGACTTCGTTGAAGGCATCAAGATGATGCGCAGAGTTCTTGTAGACGATAATTTGTCTTTACGTTCTACTTACAATCCACGCACAGTATTTAATGCCTATCTGCCTACACGAGTTTTGTAATGGCTGATAATCTTCAGATCTTCACAGTCTCTTGCGAGGGTGGGCTTAACACTAACCGTGATGTCCTTTCTCAGGGACAGTTATCACCGGGCAGTGCAACACGTTTAATTAACTATGAGCCTGCTGTAACAGGTGGCTACCGTAGGATTAGTGGATACAACGAAGCATATCCATCCCTACCGGGAACAGGCAAGGTACTAGGTGTCTGTGTATTTAACGGTATTAATGATGGCATTTTAGCCTGCCGTGCCCCAACTAGCGGCAATAATTATTTGCACTATTGGGATACTGGGACTAGCGCATGGGTTGCTGTTACTACTGCTGGTAGCCCGACAATGTCTGGTGTTAACAAAGTACGCTTTTCCAAGCACAATTGGAGTAACCCAGTTGTCGTTTTAGCTGATGGCGTTAACCCAGCCGCTAAGTATGATGGCACTACGTACACACAGATTACGCATACAAATGCGCCTAACAATCCGAAGTACGTTACTGAATTTAAGTCTCACCTATTTTTAGCTGGTGATAGCACAGATCCATACAACCTGCACTACTCTTCTCCATTAGACGAGACAGACTTTAGCCCAGCGAACGGTGCTGGTGTTATTAACGTAGGCTTTGAGATTGTCCAGATTAAAGCGTTCCGTGATGAATTATTCATCTTTGGTACGAACAATATTAAGAAGCTTGTCGGTAACAGTAACGCAGACTTTTCAGTATTACAGGTAACGAATGACTTAGGATGTTTAGCATCCGACTCAGTCATTGAGCTTGGTGGTGACCTTCTCTTTATCGGACCTGATGGACTCCGTCCAGTATCTGGTACTGACAAGATTGGTGACGTTAACTTGGAAACTGTATCCAAGAACGTGCAGTCACTATTTAACGATGTTGTATTAAATAATGATCTTGATGATCTAGATGCTGTAGTTATCCGACAGAAGTCACAGTTTAGGATTTTCTTCGGTGCTTCAGATTCCCAAGGCGTGATTGGGGCTTTGAGACAACAACAAAACGGTGGCATCGGTTTTGAATTTGGTCAGTTGTTAGGTATTACAGCAACAGCGGCTGACTCAGGATACATTGGTCAGTACGAGTTTGTAATACACGGGGACAGAGATGGCAAAGTGTATCGCCAAGAATCTGGTAATGATTTTGACGGTGCTGAAATTTTCTCATTATTTCAAACCCCGTTTTTCCACTTCGGTGATCCAGAGTTACGTAAGAACTTCTTGAAGCTATCGACGTATCTGAAAGCTGAAGGTAATACAGATATCGTGTTAGGTATTGTGTACGACTACGAAGATGTAAATGTACTGAACCCTACTAACTACGATATTACAACACGAGGAGCGGCGGCTTACTATAACGAAGCTACCTATAACTCAGGGGCTATCTTTGACGGTAACCCATCACCTGTGGCTAAGACATCGTTCTCAGGATCAGGTACATCAATTGCAATTAAATATGTAACCAATGACTCAAACGCTAGTCATGCAATCCAAGGATTCGTACTTTTGTTTGGATATGGAGATAGACGATAATGGCGGGATACAGCAGACAGTCCGTAGCTGATATCATTTCCGGTGAGGTAGTTAAAGCCGCACCACTTAATGCCGAATACAATGCACTCCGTGATGCTTTTGCATTTTCAGGCGGTCACACTCATGATGGCTCCGCTACGGAAGGTGCTCACATTCCTTTAATTGCAGATACTGACGCACTAAACAAAGTTGCAGTCGATACCTCCAACAACCGTGTTGGTATCTTCTGTGAAGTTGGTGGCGTAGCAGTTGAACAACTCCGCTTCCAAGATGGTGTACTCGTACCTGTTACAGACAACGATGTTGACTTAGGTACATCCTCTGTTGAATTCAAGAACCTGTACTTAGATGGCGTCGCTAGGATTGACACCTTAACTGTTGATGAGAATGCGACGGTTACAGGCACACTTACAAACACCGCAGGGATTGTAGCCAACGGTGGCGTAACAGGCGATCTCACTGGAGATGTTACAGGAAATGTGACTGGCAATCTAACAGGTAACGTAACTGGTAACGTAACAGGGGATGTTACCGGCGACTTAACTGGGGATGTAACAGGCAACCTTACGGGCAACGTGACCGGAGATGTAACTGGTGATGTTACAGGAAACCTTACAGGTAATGTTACGGGCAACGTCACTGGCAACGTCACTGGTAATGTAACAGGAAATCTTACTGGTGATGTCACAGGGGATGTTACCGGAAATGTGACAGGAAACCTTACAGGGGATGTCACAGGTACTGTTTCTGATATTTCTAACCACGATACAGATGCTCTTTCTGAAGGATCGACTAACCTTTACTACACAGATGAGCGAGTCGATGACAGAGTAAACAATCTTTTAGTTGCAGGTGGGAATGTATCTCTTACCTACGATGATGCCGCTAACACTCTAACAATCAACTCAACAGATACTGGCATTTTAAATGTTGTTGAGGATACAACACCACAGCTTGGCGGTAACTTATCTACTAATGGTAATGATATCCAGTTTGCAGACAACGATGTAGCGGCGTTTGGTGCAGGTGGCGATTTACAAATCTACCATGACGCATCTAACTCTTACATCTCTGAACGTGGAACTGGCGATCTGTACGTTGGAGCCAATGGCAATATTGAATTCTTTAAGCATCTGTCTACAGACAGAATGGCTAAGTTTATTACCGATGGCGCAGTCGAACTGTATCATGCCAACTCTAAAAAGATTGAGACAACAAGCTCAGGGGTAGAAGTTACTGGAACTGCCACTGCTACTGCGTTCTCCGGCCCACTAACAGGGGATGTCACTTCTACTGGTACAAGTTCATTCGGTACGCTGACTACGTCAGGTAACGCCACCATCGGTGGGAACTTGACAGTTAACGGAACAACGACTACACTTAGCACTACCAACACTACTGTGTCTGATACTCTGATGGAGTTAGGTAACGGTACTACTGGCACACCTATTAATGACTCCGGTATTGTCATTGAGCGTGGTTCTGAAAATAATGCCTTCATTGGTTATGATGAAAGTGCTGACAAGTTCACCGTTGGTACTGGTACATTTACAGGTGCTTCTACTGGCGACTTAACAATTACCACTGGTACTCTTGTCGCTGACATTGAAG